AAGAGCAAAACAAAGTGCAAAAAATATTAAGGCAAAAACCAAAAGGGGAGTTAAGAGTGCAATAGGTGCAGCAGCTTCTAAAGTTGCATCTGGAGCATCTGGACTTGCTACAAGAATGGCAACGGAAGAAATTGATGTTTATGATGTAGTTCTTGAGTATCTTCTTGNTGGAGGTTATGCTGAGACNCAAGAAGCAGCAGAAAANATTATGNTNAATATGAGTGAAGAGTGGAAAAACGAAATTATTGCTAAGTGTGATTGATAAATAACTAAGGAAGGTTGCTCTGACCCACTTGACTTTTAGTTGAGTGGGTCTTATACTTTCTACATCGGGGATATAGCTCAGTTGGTAGTAGCGCTTGCTTTGCAAGCAAGATGTCATCGGTTCGAGTCCGATTATCTCCATAAATACGGGAATTGAAAAAAAATAAATATAAGTATAATAAAAAGTAATATGAAGAGTTTCTCCCAATTTTTATTTGAAGCAGCACAATCACAAGCATCAATGCAAGCAAAAAAACTTGGATTGCGTGGAGATGGCCACGGTGGTTGGTTAGATCGTTCTGGGAAAACCATAGCAAGAACTGAAGATGGGAAATTAAAGTTTATTGATGGACGACAAGCATCAACAAAACAGGAACCAAAACAATCCGTAGGATCTACTCCTACACAACAATCAAAAACAGTAACTTCCACACCTACTACTTCTACTCCTCAAAAACCGAAAGTAGAACCTAAAGATCAAGTACCAAAAGAAGGTGATACTCTTACTGTAGTCTTTGGAAGATTTAATCCTCCAACAATAGGACACGAAAAACTTTTACAATCAGCAAAAAGAATTTCTGTTGGTGGAGATGTCAAAATATATCCATCAAGAACTCAAGATCCTAAAAAGAATCCTTTGCCACCAGATACAAAAATCTCATATATGAGAAAAATGTTTCCAAATTTTGATGAAAATATTATTAATGATCCAAATATGAAAACAATTTTTGATGTTCTTATAAATGCAAATAAAGAGGGATATTCAAATATTAATTTAGTGGTAGGTTCTGATCGTCAATCTGAATTTGAAAATCTAGCTCAAAAGTATAATGGTGATTTGTATACTTTTGATTTAATTCGGGTTGTTTCTGCAGGTATAAGAGATGCTGATGCTGAGGGTGTGGAGGGAATGTCAGCTTCTAAAATGAGAAAAGCAGTAATGGATAATGATTTTAATTCATTCCGTAGAGGAACTCCAAAAACACTAGATGATGGAGACACTCAAGCACTTTTTGATGCTGTTCGTCAGGGAATGGGTGTTAAGAAAACAAAAGTTAAAAAAGAATCATATTCACTTTGGGAAATTGCTCCAAAGTTTGATATGAAAAATCTTCGTGAAAATTATGTAAGAGGTAATATCTTTAGAATAGGTGACAAAGTGGAAAATTTAAATACTGGATTGATTGGAGAAGTAATGCGTAGAGGAACCAATCATCTTATTTGTGTAACTGAAGAGGGTTATATGTTTAAATCTTGGATTAAAGATTTGATGGAATATACTGAAGTAAAAATGGATAAAATGTATAGACTTCCTGGAAAGCCAAATACATTGGTAGGAACCACTGGATATTTGAAATATGCAGCACAACAAACTCCAGATTCAAAACTTGGAAAGAAAAATTTGCAACAAGGTGGCAGGGCATTTTTGGATTTCATAAATAAGTATAAGAAAAAGAAAGTAAGTGCTTAAAAATGTCCACTAATTCTCTGAATGATATTTCTAAAATATATCTGGAACAGGTCGCTGTTTCTGAAGCAAAAGTAGATAAATTAAAACCAGAGCACGAAAGGGCCACTGCAAGAGATAAAAGAAGTGAATTTTCTGATCTTCCAGGATCTGGTGCAAGACGTGCGAGAAGAATTGCTCATCGAGAAAGAGATGAAATGAGAAAGGATGCGAAAGATATTCGTAGGGGTAGATTAGATGCACCTCAATTTCAGGGAAAGACTGGGCAAGAACGCATTACCCAAGTTAAAAAAGCAATGGGTATGAAGGAAGAAAAAAAACCCAATGATGGCAATCTAGCAAATAATTATCCTCCATATGATAAAGTCACCAGAGGAGATGTAATTGCTGGTAGACTTGGTAAAGATGAAATGGGTGGAAAGAAAAAAGTAACTAAAGAAGGATATTCTAATTGGAGACAAGATCTTTCTGAAGTTCTTGGTAATGTAAAGGACGATAAAAAAATTGCAGAGAAAAAAATTAATAATAAAATTACAATTAATCCTAAACTTGATCTTGGTGAAGCAATTGAAAATCTTGGTGGATCTTTAGTTGAAATGGTAGAACTTGATGAAGAATTTATTTATGAAACTGCTAATATTGCAACTGAATATTTTTATGAAATGGGTTTGAATGAGTTTGGGATTGGCATTTTAATTGAAGAACTTGGACTTGAAGGTTTTGTTGATTTTGTCTTTGAATTATCTGAGGAATATACTTTAACTGAAGCAAGAAGAAGTGGTAAAATTGAACCAGTGACTGCCAAAGGAACGGCATTTAAATCTGGAAAACCGACTGGAAAATCATTACAAAGACTTCGTGCCCAAAAAGCAGCAAGAAAAGAAGCAGAAGCAAAAGCATCTTCATCAAAACCATCAGGAATGAAAGCAGCACTTCAAAGACAGTCTGCTGTTGCAAGTGCTAAAAAACAACAACCCACAAAAAAACCAATTAAGGATAGAATTGCTAAAGGAGTTTTAAGTGCTCTTGATGCATATCAGAAGGGTATGGAACGTCATAGAGCAGCAACTGCAACTGCTGGTAAAGCATTGAGAGTTGCTGGAAAGGGTGCTTCTGAGTTTGGAAGAGGAGTTGCCTCTGGAGTAAAAACTGTAGGTAAAGTTGCAAAAGATGTTCGTAGAGTTGTTGGGGAAAGTGAAGAAATTGATGAAGCAAAAGTAGAATCTGGGGAAAGTGAAGCAACTAAAAAGGACATCAGAAGTCGTCGTTATGTTGAAAAAACAAAAGGTGCCGAAGGTGTAAGAAATTATGATGCAATGGGTTCTACTGCTCCTAATTGGGTGACTGCAGCAAGACGTAGAGCACATAAAGCGGAAAGAGGAATTAAAAGAGAAGAGTTTGAATTGGATGAAAAAACTTTAAGTGCTGCTGAGACTAAAAAAAAAGAAGAAATTGTAAAGTCAATGAAGGATAAAGCAGCAGATTTTGAAAAGAGATATCCTGGTCGTGGTAAAGAAGTGATGTATGCGACTGCTACTAAGATGGCAAAGAAAATGTCTGAGCAGGCAATGGAACTACAACCAAAATCTCAGCAATCATCACAACCTCAAAAATCAGATCAGCAACAAAAAAAGTTGCAGCAACAACAAGATAGAATGAGACAACAAGAAGTTCAAATTCTTCAAAGAAAACTTCAAACATTAAGATCTGCTCCTAAAGGATCTGATCCTTCTATTATGGCTGGATATGAACCAGAAGGTGGAATGGTTGATGAGGCAAGATCTTCAGAAAAGCGTGGATTGGGTTCTCCCGAATCACCATTATCGTATCCAGGAAGAACGGTACAAAAACAAAGAGGTGAAAGGGGTGGAAGGCACCAATATAGTGGTAGTGTAGAATATGGTGGTGCAGCTGCAGAGAGGGGCAAAAAGAAATCAGATCCTTATTCTCAGGCACAAAGATTGAGAAAACTTAGTAATTATCCTGAAATTACTGGAAAATATTCTGGGATGCAAAGTAAAAAAAGAGATATTGGATCCAGATTTGACTGATCGTTAAAAAAGGTTAAATTGTCTAAATAAGTTAGGACATTTCCAAAAACGGAGGACATTATGGGAGTACTTGTAGAACTAGTAAAACCAATTATTCTTGCAGCAATGAATTCTTGTCATACCAAAAAACTTGTATGCGATCTCTTAGATCGTTATGTCAAGACTACTGACAATGATGTTGATAATGTTATTGCATTAACTGTAAGAACAGCATTACTTAAAAATTGCTGATAAGTAAACAAAATTTACTTCAAGGGAGATCCTTAAGTGGGGTCTCTTTTTTTTATAAATATCTTATAGAAATAACTTTTACGGAAGAAGAACATGGCACTCTGGGGAAATAATGATGCTAAAGGTTCTGGTGGAACAGTATCTCTCAATTATGATACTCTTATTGTAACTGGTAGTGGAACCACTTTTGGGCAAGTAGGTGCTGCTGCAACTGGTGATGTAATTAGATTTGGTAGTAGAACGGGTACTTATTATGGTGATGCAGTAATTGTTGGTATTGAAAGTGCAACCCAACTTTCTATTGGTAGAACCTCTGGGTTAAGTGGTGCTGCTATTTCTGGAGTTCAATTTGATGTTAGTGAGCTTCCAAAATATACAATTAAAGATAAAAGATATCAACAGATTTTTACAGATTCCACTGAAACTTCACTTGTTCTTTCTACAACAGCATCTTTAACTGCTGGCATTGGAACAGGTGTTGTATACGTTGAAAGTACAACAGGAATCACTACTGGAGACACTCTTGTAAGTGGTAATACATCAAAGGTTGTGGTTTCTTTTGCTTCAACATCTGTTTCTCTTGCATCTACAATTGCATCTGCAATTGCTTCAGGGAGTAAGGTTGATTTTACTAGAGTGACTGGTGGTTATGAAGCATCAATTTATGGTGTTGCTGAAGGTGGAATGGATTCTGCTGCAGGCACTGTATATGAATTAACTCACGAAGGTTGGGTTGGTATTCAAACTTATATGGATGCGGAAGGAAATCTAAGAGTTAAAAAAGAGACTCTTGTGGCAATGTCTGGAATTACCACTGGAAATATTCCTTTATATGATAGTAACCCATTGGTTTGATAATATATGATTTTTAATGAATTGAATGAGGATAATTTTCTTTTATTTGCAATTAAACATTATGAAAATCCTCAAGCAGTAACTAGAGAAGATTTTGATAAAGATCTAAATCATTTTAAGTATATTAAAAGATTACTGAAAAGATATAAAAATAATGGTGAACTTAAAACTCACCTTCTTCTCAATCACTTTATTATTCTTTATAATATTTTTGGAGAAGCAACAACTCCTATGTTGTTTTTTAAAATTGAAAAAGACCTTTGGTCTCCTGTGAAAAGTTTTATTATTTTTTTGAATAGACTTCCAGAATATCCAAAGTCAAGCATTCACGATATACAAGTTGATTTAAATTGTTTATCAAAACTTCAACAAATCTATAATGGACCACAAGAAACTTGATAAGATTATTTCAATCATCCGTGAGCAAATGGTAGCAAATGCTCCTGGAGGATCTGGTGGATTTAGCGGATCTGTTGACCCGAAAGGTCCTACTGCTGGGTTTGATCCTATTATGGGGAAAGTTCAAAAAAGATATATGAAAGGAAAAAGAAAACCGTGGTTAGATTATCTAAAAAATAAATAACTATAGAAAATTCTGATTTACTACTTGAATCGAAGCAAACAAACTATCTAGAGAAATGTCAGACGAAGTAGTAAAAGTTGCCGTTCTAGAGCAAAAATTTGCTGATTTTATTAATATTGTAAACAAATTAGATGATGCTATACAAAAGTTAAGTGAAGTTAATACGAATGTAATTAAAATGCTTGCAGTTCACGATGAAAAAATTGATCAGTGTAATAAAACTGATGATTTGTTTCTCAAAATGATCGATGATATTCGTGATGAAAATGCGGAAGATCATCAAAAGTCTAATGAAAGAATTTTAGCTTTGGAAAAAGAAATTGGTGAAGTCTCGAAAATAAAGTGGATGACGATAGGATGTGGAGTTGTTTTAGCAGTTCTTGCAACTTCTTTTTCCACATTAGCATCTGGTTGGTGGACACCAGCAGGAATGAGAGATGCTAGAGATATTCACCAGTCTAGTCTCAAGTAAAATAAATAATTGAGTGTTGGCATAAGATGCCAATGAAACCCCCAAAAAAAGTCACCCTCTACTCACTACAAAAAGCTACTAACGCAGTCATTAAATGGACCGCAATAATGACTGCTCTTTGCCTTGACAAAGTACGATAGTTTGATAGAATAGAATACCAGTGATGTCTTGTTTATGGACTTTGTTGATGTAAAATACATCAATTTGATTTCTTCCCGATTCCAAAAGTTTAAGAAAGTAAAGAATAATCTTTATAACTTTAGGTGTCCGATTTGTGGAGACTCTCAAAGGAATAAAAATAAAGCACGGGGATATCTCTATCAAGTTAAAAATAATACAAACTTTAAGTGTCATAATTGTGGAATTAATATATCATTTAACAATTTTCTTAAACAGATAGATTCGACAATTCACAAACAATATACTTTTGATAAGTTCAAAGAAGGACATACTGGCAAGAATTTTACAGTTGAAGAACCTGTATTTAATTTTGAAGTACCTCAATTCAAACCGAAGTTAAATTTGCCAAAAGCAACAGAAAATCAAAAAGCAAAAGACTACTTAGAAAGTAGAAAACTAAATCCGGATAAATTTTATTACACAGATAAATTTAAATCGTGGACAAATTCTATAAAAGAAGTCTTCGATGATACTATTAAAGATGAACCTAGGATTATCATTCCTTTGTTCTATCAAAATACTTTAGTTGGATTTCAAGGTAGAGCACTTGGTCCAAGTAAGATTAAATATATTACTGTGATGCTTAGTGATGACGCACCAAAAATCTATGGACTCGATGAAGTTCAAAAAGACAAAACTGTATATGTCACCGAAGGACCATTTGACTCAACATTCATTTCAAATGCGATTGCTATGTGTGGAGCTGATGGTGATGTTAGTAAGTGGGGCATTGGTGATCCTGTTTGGATATACGATAACGAACCACGTAATTCAGAAATCCTATCAAGAATTTCCCGTGTTATTGAAATGGGACAAAAAGTTGTCATCTGGCCTTCATCAATAAAAGAGAAGGATATCAATGATATGGTTTTGTCTGGACTTGATATTCAGAACGTGATAAAATCTAACGTGTATTCTGGATTAGAAGCAAAACTTAAATTTACTACCTGGAAAAAAGTATGAGTAACGGTACAAAAGTAATCAAGAGAAATGGATTGATTGAATCTCTTGATCTAGACAAAATGCACATAATGGTTGAAGAGGCATGTAAAAACCTTGCTGGCGTCTCTGCAAGTCAGGTTGAAATGAAGTCTGGTATCCAATTTTATAGTGGAATTTCTACTGCAGAAATTCAAGAAATTTTGATTCGTTCTGCTTCTGATTTGATTGATTTAGATCATCCGAATTACCAATATGTTGCTGCTCGTCTTCTTTTGTTTTCGGTTCGTAAGCAACTTTATGGAAAGATGATGGAACTTCCTCATCTTGAAGAACACATTTATGCTTGTGTAAATGCTGAAGTATATGATTCTGATATTTTTAATAAGTATTCTAAGGAAGAAATTGACTTTGCAAACTCTTTCATCCGTCATGATAGGGATTACTTGTTTACGTATGCTGGACTTAGGCAGGTAGTTGATAAGTATCTTGTGCAAGATAGAAGCACTGGTGGAGTATATGAAACTCCTCAATTCATGTATATGATGATTGCATTGACGGTATTTGCCGAGTATCCAAAAGAAACTAGAATGTCATACGTTAAGAGGTATTATGACGCAATCTCAAGACACAAAATCAACATCCCGACACCAATCATGGCAGGAGTGCGAACTCCGCTTAGACAATTTGCTAGCTGTGTCCTTGTTGACGTTGATGACACCCTCGATAGTATCTTTAGCAGTGATATGGCTATTGGCAGATACGTGTCACAGAGGGCGGGCATCGGCATCAACGCTGGTCGAATCCGTGGCATCAACAGTAAAATCAGAGGGGGAGAAGTTTCGCATACGGGTGTTATACCATTTCTCAAAAAGTTTGAAGCAACTGTCAGATGTTGCACGCAAAATGGCATACGAGGTGGATCCGCGACAGTACACTTCCCAATCTGGCACCAAGAAATAGAAGATATCTTAGTTCTTAAAAACAATAAAGGTACGGAGGACAATCGTGTTCGCAAACTTGATTACAGCATCCAAATCAGTAAACTCTTCTATGAAAGGTTTATTCAAGATGGTGAGATCACGCTTTTCTCCCCGCATGATACACCTGGACTTTATGATTCTTTCGGGACAGACAAGTTTGACGATTTATACGTTCAATATGAAAACGATTCGTCCATTCCGTCGAAAACTGTTAAAGCACAAGAACTCATCCTTAGTCTTCTTAAAGAAAGGGCTGAGACGGGTCGTATCTATATCATGAACATTGATCATTGCAACTCTCACTCATCCTTTAAAGATAAAGTTGAGATGAGTAATCTTTGTCAAGAAATTACTTTGCCAACTTATCCGATTCAGCACATTGATGGTGAGGGTGAGATTGCACTTTGCATTCTTTCTGCGATTAATGTAGGTAAAGTAAAATCCGATGAAGAACTTGAGGAACTTTGTGATCTTTCTGTTCGTGGACTAGATGAATTGATTGACTATCAAAAGTATCCTGTAATAGCAGCAGAACGTGCTACAAAGGCACGAAGATCGCTTGGTGTAGGATTTATTGGTTTAGCACATTATTTGGCAAAACTTGGATTTAATTATGATTCTCAAGAATCTTGGGATGCAGTTCATGGTCTGTCCGAATCATTTCAATATTATCTTCTAAAGGCATCAAATCAACTTGCAAAAGAAAAGGGACATTGTGAATATTTTGGACGAACCAAATATGCTGATGGCATTCTTCCGATTGATACATACAAAAGAGATGTAGACGAAATCTCTTCTATCCCCTACCAGCATGATTGGGAAACACTTAGAACATCAATCTTGGAATATGGCCTTAGGCACTCAACATTGTCCGCACAGATGCCATCGGAGAGCAGTTCCGTTGTGTCAAATGCAACCAATGGAATCGAGCCACCTAGAGACTACTTGTCCGTTAAAAAGTCAAAGAAAGGACCTCTCAAGCAAATTGTTCCTCAATATCAAACTCTTAAGAACAACTATACGCTTTTGTGGGATATGCCTAGTAATCGTGGGTACATTCATATTGTTGCTGTTATGCAAAAATTCTTCGATCAAGCGATTAGTGGAAACTGGTCCTATAACCCAGAAAATTATTCGGATAATGAAGTCCCAACTTCAGTAATGGCAAATGACTTTTTGACTACATACAAGTATGGGTGGAAAACTTCCTATTATCAAAATACCTACGATATTAAAACCGATGAGGTGGTGGAAGAGAAACCCAAACTTCAAGATTTGCTAAGTGAGTTAAGTTCAGTAGAGGAGGGAGAGTGTGAATCCTGTGCAGTTTAAAATTTCTTTAACAGAAGAACAAACACAAGTCAAGGGGATGACGGTTTTTAACACTGAACAAGTGAATGTAAAAAAACAACCGATGTTTTTTGGAAAACCTCTTGGGATACAACGATATGATTCATACAAATATCCAGTCTTCGATAAACTGACTACACAGCAATTAGGATACTTCTGGAGACCCGAAGAGGTGTCTCTTCAGAAGGATCGTGGTGACTATCAAACTTTACGTCCTGAACAGAAACACATTTATACATCAAATTTGAAATATCAAATTATGCTTGATTCTGTTCAGGGTCGTGGACCTGGAATGGCTTTCATTCCATATTGCTCATTACCTGAGTTGGAAGCATGTATGGAAGTGTGGGGGTTTATGGAGATGATCCATAGTCGTTCATACACGTATATTATCAAAAATATCTATTCTGATCCAAGTGAAGTGTTTGATATGATCATCAATGATGAACGTATCTTGGAACGTGCTAAAAGCGTTACAGAATCATATGATGACTTTATTCAAACCGCACAAGATTATGGTTCATCCAATACTTGGATGCACAATCTTGAAAAAGTTTCATATGCACAACAGAGTCTCAATGATGTTAAACGAAAATTATACAGAGCAATCGCAAACGTTAACATTCTTGAAGGTATTCGCTTCTACGTTAGTTTTGCTTGTAGTTTCGCCTTTGGTGAACTTAAGCTTATGGAAGGATCCGCTAAGATCATCTCTCTTATCGCAAGAGACGAAAATCAACACCTAGCTATTACTCAGAATATTCTGAATAAGTGGAGGGATGGTGATGATCCTGAAATGAAGCAAATTATGAAAGAGGAGGAAGAGTGGACATATAAGATGTTTAATCGTGCTGTAAATGAAGAAAAACGATGGGCAGATTATCTGTTCAAAGATGGTAGCATGATTGGACTTAACGATAAACTTCTTCAACAATACGTTGAGTGGATTGCTAATAGAAGGTTAAAAGCGATTGGATTAAAACCTCAATACGATATTTCAGCAAACAATAATCCACTTCCTTGGACTCAGCACTGGATTTCNTCTAAAGGNCTCCAGGTGGCTCCCCAGGAAACCGAAGTAGAAAGTTATGTAGTCGGTGGAATTAAACAAGATGTGAAAAAGGACACATTTAGTGGTTTTAAATTGTAATAATCGAATTAAAACTTATAGATAGAGGAGGTAACCCCTCCTCTTTTTTATGATACACGTTACAGACATTTACGCTCTTAAAGCAAAATTATTTAAACTTAAACATCAAGTAGATCGAGATCAGATGTATCCTGGAGAGAAAGAACTCGTTCATAAATATCTTAATAAAGTTCTTGATTATGTAGATGAGTTGCAGTTATACTAATCCATGGTATTATAATGAAGAACCTTTTGAGTCTAAAGATATCAAAGACTATTTTGGATTTGTTTATTTAATAGAGAATAAACTAAATGATCGAAAATACATAGGTAGAAAATATTTTTGGCAATTTAGAACCCCAAAAGGTAAGAGTCGTAAAGTTAAATCAGAATCAGATTGGAAAAAATACTATGGGTCTTGTCCGGAACTTAAAGAAGACATTATCAAATTTGGTAGAGAGAATTTTAGTAGAATTATCTTATCATTACATAAAACAAAGGGCAAAACAAACTACGAAGAGACAAGACAACTCTTCACGAATAATGTACTCACAGAGTCCCTTGACAACGGAGAACCTGCATTCTACAATAGCAACATCCTCTCAAGGTATTACCGAAAAGATTATTATGAACGCAACGACTGAAGATATTGTTGCTCACGTAAGGGAATGGTCTCTTGATCGTGCCGCAGATAAAAACATTTCAAAAGCAGATTCTCGTGCTATCCTTGCAGAGTTTTATGAATGGATTGATCCAGAAGATGATGAACTTGAGATTGTCTCCTTAGAACCTGAAACTTGATATAAATTGAAAAAATAAAAATGTTAGAAATTTTAAAAAAATTCAATTATTCTCCACCAGATATTGTTGAATATAATGATGATAATCTTAAGATTGTAAGAAAAAATAATGGATATTTTTTATTTTTAAAAGATATTGGGTGGATGGCATATGATTATAACACTCATGTGTCTGCTTATGAATTATATTCTCACTATTCTCTTGCTAAAGGTCATTGTATTTGCACTGGACTTGGATTTGGAGTTAGAGAAAATTGGATTTTGACTAAACCGGAGGTTTCTAAAATTACTATTATTGAAAATGATAGTAATTTAATTGATTATCATAAGCATATTAAATCTCCATTTCTAGACCATGTAGAAATAATAAATTGTGATGCTTCCGAGTATGTGGGTAAGTGTGACACTTTATTGTTGGATCATTATGAAAATGAAACTGAAGAAGAAATTGTGAACAATGTGTGTCACATTCAAAATAATATTGAGTGTGATACTTTATGGTTCTGGCCTTTAGAAAAGTTTATCTTAAAACATGATATTTATGATAAAAAGGTTGAATATGATTTTTTCAAACATAAAAATAAATTATGGAAATTACCAGAATTAGATACTGAAACCCTAAGATCTTTCTGTTTTATGTGGTTTTCTTCTTCTACCTACAAGGTATATTGACAATTCCTAAATAATCACTTATAATGTTTAAGCAATTCTTAAAAAAGATTGCTTTTTTATTATGAGACTTTGAGTGCGATTTAGAGCCCAGGAGATTGCCCCTTGAGAAAGGGGAAGTGCGTTTTCTCTATTGGGATGTAGAGTTCTATGCAAATTAATGCTTTTAAAAACACTTTCAATTCTTGCTTTTGGTCTAGTCGGATTGGCACCCGTAACAGCAAAGGCAGCGAGCGGATGTTCCCTCGCATCACATTATGGAATCGGTGATGGATATCATGGGCAGACAACTGCTAACGGTGAAAGATATAATGCTTACGGAAAATCAGTAGCACATCGGTGGTTACCATTTGGTACTAAATTAAGAGTGACAAATCAATCAAATGGTAAATCAGTAATTGTGCGTGTAAATGATCGAGGACCTTATGTAGGTGGTAGAGACCTTGACCTGTCTTACGGTGCGTTCTCTTCTATTGCTCACCCAGGGCAAGGAGTCGCTAACATCTGCTATGCAACTTTATAGTATTTGATAAATATTGGGGAGTGCTGCAGAACTCCCCCTTTTTTATGTTTAATTTTAACTTTGGAAATAAAAAATCAAATATAAAACAATATGCAATTATAGGAATTGTATTATCTTCTATCATTGCAACACTCTCACAATGCACGGGAATTCATGAAAACAATCTTTGGGACATACTTGACGAAGTTCAAAGAAAGTATTTCCCACAAACTACTATTAACCAGATTATTATTCAAGACCCTGACAAAGTAAAACGTAGAGTGGAAAGGGATGTTAATAAAGCAATTGATAATGTAATACCAGAGTATGATCGGATTATTTCCGATTATAGTCGAAAATATAAACCAAGATATGTGGAAGAACAAAATAATGAGACTGTGTGCTATACTGATGAATGTAAAAAGTTGGCACCTCCTATGAGAATCTGTGCTCCTTGGGTTGACACCTGCCCTAAGGACTGATATGATAAATGAGTAATGACTCAGTAGCTCAGTTGGATAGAGCATCTGCCTTCTAAGCAGTTGGTCGGGGGTTCAAGTCCCTCCTGAGTCGCCTTGTCGTTGTGGCGGAATTGGTAGACGCGCTGGGTTTAGGTTCCAGTAGATTAATCTGTGAAGGTTCAAGTCCTTTCAACGACACTTGACAATCAAATCTAAATGGTTTATGATTGTCTTATATGCGGAGTTAGTTCAGTGGTAGAACGCTATCCTTCCAAGTTAGATGTCGTCGGTTCGAATCCGATACTCCGCTCTGAACCTTCGGGTTCTATAAATAATGGTAGAACAATAAAACTTCTACCAAATGACAAAAGAAACTAGAACGTATGCTGATCGTAGAGAAGCAAATAAAGCAAGCGTCATCAAAAGACGTAAGCAAAACAAACTTCTTCTAGTAGAATATAAAGGTGGTAAGTGTGAACGATGTGGATACGATAAATGCATTGCTGCTTTAGAGTTTCACCATCTTGATCCCACTACTAAGGAATCTAAAAACCTTGGAACCACTGCTGCCATAGAAAAACAAAAGGCAGAAGCAGATAAATGTATTCTTGTATGTGCTAACTGTCATCGAGAAATACATGAAGAACAACGTAATGGGGTGTAGCTCAGCGGTAGTAGCGGGATGCTGTTAACATCTAGGTCGCAGGTTCGATCCCTGCCGCCCCAGTTGATAGGGTTGGAAATGTCCGATTCTATCATAAGAGTCGGGATCATCATATCCGACTCACTAAATCCTAAGTTTACTTAGGTCGGGGACTTGATCACCCCCGTTCGTTGCGGAGAGTGTCTTCCGCGAGTGGTGGGCACTCACTACTCATTTGGGCGATTGGCGCAGCGGTAGCGCAGCTGCTTTACACGCAGACGGTCATTGGTTCGAATCCGATATTGCCCACTTGCATAAATATTCTAAAAAGAGTAGAATGGAAAAACTTTATAAGTTAATTTCTGATGCTCAGGCAACACTTTTTATGCTATTCCAAAAAACTTGGGTATATCATTGGAATGTAGTTGGATCGGAGTTTTATCAGTTTCATAAAGTATTTGGAAAACAATACGAAGAAATGTTTGAGGAGATTGATCGTCTCACCGAACATATGAGATATTTAAATATCAAACCAGTAAGTACTCTCACAAGAATTACCGAAGTATCTCACATCTTAGAGGCAAATAATTCTCTTGATGATATGGGAATGGTTAGAGATCTTCTTGCCGATAATGAAACTCTAGTTAGTTTACTTTCAAAAGTTGCTGAAGAGGCAGACGAGCAAGGATCAAGAGGAACAACAAATCTTGTAGAAGATTTGATTGAATCTCACGGAAAAAATGTATGGATGTTAAGATCATTTTTACAATGAACAGGACAAAGAACAATGATTATCGTAAGATGTAGAGATTGCAATAAAGAAATTGCAAGCACAAATAAAATTCAAGTCTGTGGTTGTCCAAATATGATGACTGTGAGAGGTGATAACGTGTCTGCAGTTGACTTAAGTAGAGTTATTATGGTAAACTCTACTCAGAAAGAACAAAAAAACTTTCTGACATCACAAGATATTGCTTGGCAAGAGGCAAGACGCCAACGCAAAGTAAAGCGTTTGGACTTTGAAATCCGTTGAGGACTTATTGGAAAGGTGGTCGAGTGGTTGAAGGCTCTAGTCTTGAAAACTAGCGATGTGAAAGCATCCGTGGGTTCGAATCCCACCCTTTCCGTTTAAATGGTTACGAACTTAACAATTTCTTTAACAGTGTTACGAACTAAACACAATTATTGATGTTTGAAGTTGTGCAATTAGTATATAATAGTAATATGCGCAAAACCCATGGATCAGCATACTTATGAGAACTGGGTGAAAATTAAAGCAACTTTTGAATCTTCTGGTAATACTGACAATATGTTCTATAAAAGAGCAGTTGAAATTGTTAAAACACGAAGAGATCCTCTTGCAAAATATCTTGGAGATGAGAAATGATGCACGAACAAGATGAATTCATAAGCCGTTCTGAAGTTCAGGAGATGATCGATGCTGCAATACGACGACACAACCGTAATGCTTCTATCATTAGTATGTGCGTCGGTTGGGTGGTTCTTTCTTTATTTGCTGAGGGACTTCTAAGACTCGTTGGGGTGATTCCACCCCTACTACCATGGATCAAAATTACTCTGAACTAATTTTTTTAGTTCCCTGGTTTGTTTTATTAATTATTGCAATATCAATGTTTATACAAGGTTGGATGGTTATACATGAATCTCATGGATATAGAGAAAATCCAAAGGTTAAGGGTCATCCAGAAATGAAAGGAGTTAAAAAAGGAGACGGATTAATGGTTGTGAATTTCAATCAAATGCCAGATGAAGATTACAACGAACTTTATGGTCGCATTCAAAGATTAAAAATGGAAGAATTATTTGAGGAACCTTCTAGTTATGAGGATGACGAAGATGACTAAAACTTTTATATCTTCTATATTACTTTTAACATCCATTGGGTTGTTTATCCGATGGGGACTTACTCACGCATATCCACAATGAACTATTCACTAACTTTAAGAGAATGTCCACATTGTCACGGCAATTTGATTGATGATGAAATTAGTGATCCAA